CGAATGGCAGCGGCAACGTGGCGGGCAAGATCGTCACCAACGACATGGTCATCAACACCATCAACGCCGACCGACTCACCGACGGCACGATCACGGCGGCCAAGCTCGGGGCTGGCATCACCGCGCCCGCGACGGCGCTGCTGCTCCCCGTCGTGACCCTGGCGTCGCCCGCGGCCTTCATCGACTTCACGTCGATCCCGCAGACCGCCCGCCACCTCGAGCTCCGGCTCTCCCTGCGGACCACTGACGCGGCGGCCTCGACCCAGATCGGCCTCCAGTTCAACCTGGACGCATCCAACCAGTACGGCACCCAGGCGCTGTACCTGGGCGGCACGTCAACCAGCGCGATCGAGTACCTTCCGCCGCAGTCGTACGTGCGGGTGGCCCTGGTCGCTGGTGCGACCGCGCAGGCGAGTATGTTCAGCCCCGTACTCGTGAGTGTCCCGCACTACACGAACGCGACCACCATCAAGGCGCTGCTGGCGTCGTCCTACGTCTTTCAAGGGGCGGCGACGGGACAGCAAAACCTGTTCCCCGTTGGCGGCGCCTGGTACGGGGCCCAGGCGATCACCGCCATCAGAATCGTGTCGACCGCGGGGTCGTTGGCGACGGGGTCGACCGCCAGCCTCTACGGCTGGGCCTGAAGGGAGGCAGCGGTGGCCGACACCGTGGTCATTTCAAGCCCTGACGGACCGCCCGTCAGCCGTCCTGCTACGCCCGAGGAGCAGGCGGAGATCGACGCCATCCGCGCCCAGTCCACGGCAGAGCAGGCACAGCAGCAGCGTGTCGCCCAGTTCGCGGCAGCCGACGACACCGAGCGGCTGCGGACCATCAACGAGCGGGCGCGGACTGATCCCGCGTACGCCGCGCTCGCCGATATCGTGCTGAGGGGGCTCTCCAGATGACGTTTCAAGAGGCGTACGAGCTCGGGGCTGACCCCGTCTGGCGCGGGCGGTGCCAGTCGGGCGCGCTCCAGGCCGCGACCAATGTGATGTCGGAGGACGACACCGCCGCCGGCCACGCCGAGCGGTCGGCCTGGGCCAACAAGGTGCTCTTGAACCCCAGCCTGGAGTCGCAGGCCATCGCCTTCGGGGTCGCGGCCCAGCCTGGCATCACGGGTCCCGAGGCGTCGGACCAGGACTTGCTTTTCACAATCAACTCGTTGGTCGATGCATGGGCTGGAGTGGCCTAGGTGCCGCCTGACCGCTTCCTGGAGGACACGGCGGCCGACGAAGCCCCGAGCGTCGACCAGACGCAACAGCTCATCGAGGCAGAGTCGGGCCGCGGGAGCCAGGGTATAGCTAGGCGCTGGCAGGCGTCTGACAGCTCCAGGCTGGTGCTGACCTCAGACAGTGCGGGCGTCAAAATCTCCGACAACAACGGCGTGGCGCCGCCGACCCATGTCATCGTGGACGGCTCGGCCGCGGGCGGCAACCTGAGCGGGACGTACCCCAACCCGAGCCTGTCGGCTGCGATCATCGACGCGCTGGTGCCGCCAGGGCTGATCATGGCCTGGGCGGCGACCAGCCCCGCCTTCCCCGCGGGCTGGCTGCCCTGCAACGGCTCGACCGTTGCGCGCGCGAGCTTCCCGAAGCTGTTCGCGGCGATCGGCACGACCTGGAACACGGGCGGCGAGGCGGGAACCGACTTTCGGCTGCCGAACCTCCAGGGGCGGGTGCTGCTCGGGAGCGGCGGCGCGTACCCGTTCGCGCAGATGGCGGGCCAGGCGAGCGTGCCTGGGCCTGCCCACACCCACGTGGGGAGTCACGCGCACGGGCTGAACGGCCACACCCATCCGTCGCCCCAGCATCAGCACCAGGTGAACGCCCACGAGCACGGACTGAACGCCCACGAGCACACGCTCTCGTCCCATACCCACGGGCAGAACGGCCACAGCCACGCGACCGACATCAATCACGACCACGCGCTGGCGTCCGGGGTCGCGGTCGCGTCGGGCGCGATCACGGGCGTACACGAGGGGCCCTCGGCCGTCGTCAACGTCTCGGCGAGCGGCCACGCCCACGATGTCAACCTGCCCGCGCTCGGGACGTCGAGTGTCGCCTCGGGCCCGCCCAGCAACCCCGACACCCAGGGCCCAAGCGCGGCGAACACGAGCGGCAACAGCGGCAACACGACGACCCTGGCCGCCAACAACACCCAGCTCAACGCGGTGGCCGACACGACGGGCCCCTCGACCCCGAACACCGCCCTCGACAGCACGGCCCCCGCAGCCGACTACGCGGGCGCCACGGTCGCGACGCTCCCGCCGTACGCCGTGGCCAGCTATGTGATCCGCGTCGGCAGCCCGCCGTGAGCGGCCCCGCAGATCCAGCGCACCCGCAGCCCGAGCTGGCCGCGACGGCCTGGCTGCTGACCAGAGCTACGGCGCTGCTCGTGCTCGGGCGTATGCGCGAGATCGAGGAGCGAGTCGACGACCAGGCGGTCCGCTGGGAGACGCTCCGGACGGTCCTGGAACGATTCGCCGCGACCGAACGCCCAGGGCAGGGGGATGACCGATGATCCTGGCCACCGCTCCGAGTATGGCCACGCTTCCTGTCTACAACTATTTGGAACCGCCGCATCCTCAGAACGCGGATTGGGACTGCTCACAAGAGTCGTTAGAGTGGTGTCTCTGGTCGTATTCCAGGACTCCGGATGACTCCTGGATGGAGGCGAGTCTCCAGGCGGGCGGGTACGTCACGCCAGCGGTCGGCTGCACCGATGCCAGCGGGGCCGGGCTTGCGCGCTGGCTCAACGAGGAATACTCAGAGTACGGCTACCTGGCCTCGAACCAGACCAACGTCTCTTTCGATCAGGTCAAGGACGAGGCGGGTCAGCACGTCCACCCGATCGCGATCGGCGGCGCCGGCTGGTACCACTGGAGCGCGGTCGCATCCTACGACGTCATGCTGGATCGGCTTGAGTTACGCAACTCGGCCAACGGCTACATGGGTGTCTACCAGACGATGAGCCGCGCGCAGTTCGCGGCGCTCGGGCCCTTCAACCTCGTCCGGCTCACGCACCCTGAAGCCGAGAACGGCGGCGGTACGGCGCCGGCGCCGAGTACGACCGCGTATGGGCCCGACGTGAGCAGCCATCAGGGGTACGTCGACTGGGCGGCGGTTCGTCAGGCTGGCTGCTCGTTCGGCTTCACGAAAGCGAGCGGCGGCGCCTGGTATCGCAATCCGACGTTGAGCGCGAACTGGCAGGGCATGGCGTCGGCCGGCCTGGCGCGAGGATGCTACCACTTCGCATTTGAGAGTAGCGGCCAGGCGCTACCAGGCCCCGGCGCCGGCGTCGAGGCCGACTACTTCCTTTCGACGGTCCTGCCGCTCGGGCTCGGGCGCGGGGATATGCTCGTGCTCGACATCGAGCAGGGCGCGGGCTATCTCGGCGGCTGGGCGCTCGAGTGGTGCCAGCGCGTCGAGGACGTCGTCGGCTACCCCCCGCTGATCTACTGCGGGCGCGCGTTCGCGCAAGAGCACGGGTTGAGTGATACGCCGGAGCTTGCGCGGTACGGGCTGTGGCTGGCCGACTGGGACGCGACCGCCATGCCGGCGCCGCCGCCACCGTGGACACAGACCGTATTCTGGCAGTTCACCGAGACGGCGACCGTGCCGGGGATCTCGACGCCGGCGGATGGAAACAGGTTCAACGGGACGGCCGATCAGCTCTGGGCCTGGGGGAAGCCGGGGGCCCTGCCGCCAGACGACCCGTACGCACCGTGGGCGGGGCTGGTCGGCAGTGGCATTTTAGAACAGATGAAGGGGGCAGGCGTGCTCCCGATTCAGTCCCGGAGCACGTGGCTGCCCCTGGGCCAGAGCCCGGCCGATATCGAGGAAGCCATGGCGAGCGACGGTTCGATCTTCAGGTGGAGCCTGACGCAGAACCAGTGCTACCGTTTCTTTGCCCAGTGATGCGCAGGCCCCGTGACGTAGTTTGGGTGCAGGCGCGCACCAAGCGGCGCTGTCATCGCCTCGTCAATCGTCCAGCCGCGCATCAGGCGGCGACTGATGACGGGATACGGGATGCCGGTCACCTCGGCCCACTCACCGAGCGAGCGCGTCTGCCCCTGCCACGTCAGGCGTCGCGTGATCCGTCGGTTCCTGGCCTGCTCGCGAGGGCTGGCCCAGCGGCAGTTCTCGGGGCTGTAGGGGCCGTCATTGTCGATCCGATCAATGGTGTGGCGCGGCGACGGCCTGGACCCCATGTCGCGGTAGAAGACCGCGAAGTCATCCCACTCGGGACAGATCGTGATCCCTCGCCCCGCGTAGTTCGGGTACTGGCGGTTGTTCGGGTTCAGGCAGCGGCCACGCATGGCGCACCACGTCTTGTACTCCGGAATCTGATCGGTCAGGCCGTGGGTGGTCCTGAGGTCGCGGTTCTTGTCGGCAAGCAGGCAGCCACACGACAACGTGTGGCCTCCGCGCAGACTGTTCCCGGCGACGATGACGATCATGCCGCAATCGCAGCGGCAGCCCCAGGCGACGAATGAGCCCTTCCGTTGGGGGGACTCGCCCAGGACGGTCAGGCGACCAAAGCGGGTGCCGACCGGAGTGATGACTCCACCAGCTAAAGCAGGTGGCTTCATACGAAGCTCCTTGCATCAGCAGCGGCTTCTGCGCCTACGCACGAGGTATCCCTCCACGTTAGCGACGCAGGGCTCCATCCGAGCCCGTTGCCAGTGTGACTGGCGGCATGCACCTGCATACGACCACTCAATCAGTTTTACCCAGGACGAGAATTTGGTCCTGGAACCCACCGAACTGATTCTCTTGTCAAGGTGCGGGCTCCCGCCTGTCGGCAGGACACCGTCAGCGATTGAAGCTGGACGGTACAGGAAGGATACGAACTGGTCGGTCATAGCACGGTCAAAGGACGGTGAAAAGTCGGTGCGAGTGGCGCTGCGGCGCGACTCCATTCCCCCGTCAGCTCAAGCAGACGGTCCCCTGGAGTCATTTTGATGGTAATCTTCCAGGGCATCGGGTGCTCCTAACACTCGGTGTCACGCCGTCGGATGTTTGCAGCATCGCGGCGGCATTCTCGCGTCAATTATACCGTACGGTACCCCGCGCAGTCGCGCTCGACCTGGCTCCCGCTGGGAAGCTCGCCGGCCGACATCGAGCAATGCCTCGGCCAGAATGGACTGTCGTACGTCTGGCTGGTCTCGACCACGAATGTCGGCTATCGGTATCAGCCGCTCTGATCGCGGGGCGGACGGTCAGTCGTCATCGTCCGTCGGGTGCCCCTTCGAGCTGCGCCGCCGTGTCACAGGCGCGTCGATCGCCGCATAGTCGGGGTGCGACGGCCCGGGCCCGAAGCGACCCGACGGGTCTCGCGGCGGCGGGAGCTCGCCCCTGATCCCACGGATCTCGTAGCGCGCGGCGCGTGCGTCCTCGTAGCGCGCGGCGTAGTCCTCGCCGTCGTCGCGTGACGGCGGCGCGCTGTACCAGCGGTAGCCGACCGAGCGTATCGTCGCGATGTGTTGCGGGCGGAGGGGGTCGATCTCGAGCTTCGTGCGGACGACCGAGGCAATGTTGTACAGGTGGCGGACGTGTCGAGCGTATGGGCCGTGACGGTCCCAGAGCTCGCGAGGGGACGCCTGCCGCGCATCCTCCCAGAGCGTGCGGACGAGCTCGTCGAGCCTGACGACCCGCCCCTCGTGACGCTGGAGCAGCCGGACGAACGCGAATTCCAGGTCGGTCAGCTCAATGCCGTCGCGGAGCGTCTGGAGCGACCGCTGGCGTCCGCGCTCGAGACGAGCGATATCGGTCAAGCGGTAGTCGTCGTCGTCGAGGTCACCAGCCCACCGCGTCAACGCGGCGGGTGTGACGAGCGCTCGCTCGGCGCGTGAGAGCGCGGCCCATTCGGCGACCTTGCTCGGCGCGAGCTCAGACGGCGGGCTCGGGCTCAGTCGCGTGTCGTCGTTCGGCGGCTCGACAGCATGCATAGCGCCCTCCAGCGGCGTGTCGCGCGGCAGCGAGCGAGACCCCGCCCGCCGACGCGCGTACGCTCCAGTGTTCCATATGATGCACATCGCGTCAAGAGGGTAGACAAACGCGGTACAATAGAGAGGCCCGGCCATCGCTGGAGACGACGCCGGGCACGATGCCAACCTGACGAGGAGGTCGACATATGACTACTGTACCGCCGACGGATACCCGCGTGCCCGAGGGGCCGCGCCCTGCGTGGAGAGACCTGCCGGCCGAGGACCGCGAGCGGATCGCGCGTGCCGTGGTGCGGGCGCTGGCGGCGGCGTGGCGGAAGCACGAAAAGCGCGAGGGTGAGCGATGACGGCGACGACGACGAGCCGTCGGGCGGCGGCCGCGGGCTCGGCCGCCCGTATCGTGCGGCTGATCTACCGTCGTGTATCCAAGAAGGAGATGGCTCGGAACGGCCTCTCGCTCAATGCCCAGTTGCGCGCCTGCCAGGAGTACTGCGCCCGTCAGCGCGACTGGATAGCGGGCGACGAGTACGACGACGTCCAGACGGGCCGCGTCGTGAGCCGTCAGGGGTATCAGGCGCTCCTGACCGCCGTCAGGGCCGCCTCCGCGGCGGGAGCGCGGGTCGTCGTGGTGGTCGCCAGGGTCGACCGTCTCGGCCGCGACCTCGAGGAGAGCACCCGCGCCTGGAAGGAGCTGGAGAAGCTCGGCGCCGAGGTCCACTCCGTGCGAGAGGGCGGCGTCGTGACCTGGCAGACGTTCCACATCCTCGCGTTCATCGCCGAGGACGAGACGCGCCGGATCGGCGATCGCGTCAAGGCCGTCTGGGCCGACATCGAGCTCCACGGCTGGCACCGTCCTGGACGGGTGGCCTGGGGCTACGCCTACCGTCCCGCGACGATCGACGAGCGCGGTCGCGGTGCGCCGAAAGCCGTGCTCGTGCCCGATCCCGAGCGCGCGCCATACGCGCGTGAGCTCTGGCAGCGGCGGGCCGCTGGCGAGTCGACGGAGGCGCTCATCCGCTGGGCGGCGGCGTTGCCAGAGGCCGTCAGGGGAACGGTCGGGCGCGCGGAGGACGCCAGCGTACGCGGGCTCAAGGGCTCGGCGATCCGCGCGATTCTGGCGCTCCCCGTCTACATCGGACGGCTCGGCACGGCGCATGACCTCGGGGCGTGCGTTGACGAGGGCGGGCGCTGCGAGGTGCTCGACCGTCCACGCGGAAGCTGGGAGCCGCTCATTGACGACGAGACCTGGGAGCGCGCGCACGAGCAGTACCGCATCGCGCGTCGCCTGCCCGCCCAGGCGTCGGGGCGGTATCTGCTCACGGGGCTGTTGCGGTGCCATGCGTGCGCGGGGCGGATGGTCGGCAACCCTGGCAACCGGAAGCGCGCCGAGCGCGATGGGTATCGCGGCGATCCGTCGGACCTCCGCCGCTATCTCTGCTCGGAGCGGCTGCACGGTGACGCGGCAGCTCGAGCGGTGCCGTGCTATACGACGGTGCTCGCCAGGAAGATCGAGGCGCCCGTCGTGGAGACGGTCCGCGAGCTGCTGGCTCGGGTCGGTGATCCTGACCTGCGCGTCCGGCTGCGGACCGAGCTCCAGCGCGAGCTCAAGGCGGAGATCGGCGCCGATGACCCGGCGCGCCTGATCGCGGGCCTCGAGCGGCGGCTGCAGCGGACGCACGCGACCCTGGCGGCGGCGTCGCAGGCGTACTTCGCGGGGGACATCAATAAGCTGGCGTACCAGGTCAACGAGGCCGAGGCGACCCGTGAGGCCGAGGCGATCGAGGACGAGTTGGCGCGGCTCCGGAGTCGTGGTCGTCGTTCCGAGGTGATGCCGCCTGCGACGATGTTGCGGGTGGTCGACTCGCTCGGTGGGGTGGTGCGATTGCTTGACGAGGCTGGCGCGGTCGATCCCGTCGGCTGGCGTGGGGTGGTCGAGGCGATCATTGAGAGCGTGACGCCCGTGCGGCTGGGGCGTGGGGTGTACGAGGCGAAGCTCGAGTTGACGGCGTTTGGGCGTGGGTTGTTGGAGTACGTGTGTCGTGGGAGC